CAGTATGAAGTCGGAGACATGGGTGAGTGGGGGTATCTAGAGACGTATATACCGCGGGATAAGCTTGACAAGGATGCGGAAAGGTTGCACCGCGCTCTTGGTATCCCGGTGTAGGTGAGAAAATGGAGATTAGGAAGATACCCGTTAAACAGATAAACCCTGCAACCTATAATCCCAGAAAAGACTTAAAACCCGGGGATGCTGAATACGAAAGACTCAAACTGAGTATTGATGAGTTCGGGTTGGTTGAACCTTTAGTATGGAATGAGGATACGGGGAATTTGGTAGGTGGACATCAGAGATTAAAGATACTGTTAGAACAGGGGGTCAATGAGGTAGAAGTATCGGTTGTGCACTTGGACTTGGAGCATGAGAAAGCCTTAAATGTCGCTCTTAACAAGATTCAAGGGGAGTGGGACGAGGACAAACTAACCGAGCTTTTAAAAGAATTGTCCACTAGTGATATAAACATGGCGTTGACTGGGTTCGGTGAAGATGAGATAGAAGAGTTGATCAAAGACATCGTTGTGGATGAGGCTGATGTGGTGGAGAACGATGTGCCAGACGTGCCAGAGACGCCGATAACACAAACTGGCGACTTGTGGAGATTGGGAAGACACAGACTCTTGTGTGGCGATAGTACTAAAGTGGACGATGTGTTGCGGTTGATGAACGGGAACAGGGCGGATGCGATGATTACAGACCCACCATATGGGGTTGAGTACGGGGCTAAGAATGAGTTTTTAAATTACATTGGTTTCAGTGAGAACCGAATAACAAAACCGATCGCAAACGATGACCTTGAGGACTACAGGAAGTTTTATGGAGAATTTCTAAATGCTGCGGTGTTAAACGAGTATAACACAGTATATATTTTCATGTCGAACAAGCAATTGTTGAATCTGATGTTGGCTGTGCAAGATGCAGGATACTATAACAGCACGCTGCTCGTGTGGGTTAAGAACGGTGCTCCGTTTCGCATGATGGACTATAAGGCACAGCATGAATTGATAATGTATGGGTGGAAAGGTAAACATAAATTCTACGGACCGTATAGGACGACCGTTATATTTGAAGACAGACCTATCAAGAATGATTTACACCCCACAATGAAACCTGTCAGTGTGATATCTCAGCTAATACTGGATGGGTCAGATACTAACGCCATTATTTATGATCCTTTTGGCGGATCAGGATCGGTTATGATAGCATGTGAGCAACTAAATAGGACGTGTTACATGATGGAAATCGACCCGCATTACTGCGACGTAATTGTAAAGCGCTGGGAAGATTTAACTGGACAAAAAGCGGTGAGGGTCAATGAGTGAAATTTGGGATCGGTTACCAAATGAAAGCACTAAAGCATATGCTGCATTCTGCGTTTATAGAGATTTGGGACCAGAAAGGTCACTTGATAAAGCAGGACAAAAGTTAGATAAACCACGGTCAAGGAAGTGGCTGGGTGAATGGTCGGCTAAGTATAAGTGGGTAGAGAGAGCCGAGGCGTATGACGATTACATTGAGAAGTTGAAGCGCAAAGAAAGAGAAGAAGCGATAGCGGAGATGGCGGAGAGACAAGCCAGGATAGCGATCGCATTTCAGCAGAGAGTGGCACAGCGATTACAGGAGCTTGACCCTTCGGAACTGTCACCTGCCGATATGGCTAGATGGTTTGATATTGCGGCTAAGATAGAAAGGCTTAATCGCGGCGAACCTACAGAGATAGGCAAGCAAGAAGTTAACCTACCACCTGTTATAGAGGTAGAATTAAATGACGGGGGTTAAGGTATCGTTACACGAAGGACAAACCAGAGCGTGGCGCAGTAAAGCAAAATACGTTGCTATGATTTCTGGTACTGGTAGCGGCAAGTCATTTATGGGACCCATCTGGCTTTACCGTGAAATTCAAAAACACCCTGACGGCTCGTTTTTAGTAGTGTCACCTACCTACCAGATGTTTCAACGCATTGTGTTACCTATGACTAAGGAGTTTATGGATAAGGCAACCAGTGGCGAGTATCGTGCAGGTGAAAGAACTTACTACCTACCAACGGGGGGTAGAATCTACTTTGGTAGCGCAGACAATCCATTTACATTAGAAGGCGTGCACGTGCATGCAGCGTGGATGGATGAAGCTGGGCAGATGAAGAGAGAAGCATGGGATGTAGTGCTGAGGCGTGTCGGTTTTTACAATGGCAGGGTATTAATTACCACCACGCCCTACAATTTGGGCTGGCTTAAAACTGAGTTCTATGATAGGTGGAAAGCAGGAGACGGTAACTATGATGTGGTACAATTCCCGAGCATTGAAAACCCGTATTACCCCAGAGAAGAATTCGAGAGGGCCAGAAGGGACTTACCCGATTGGATGTTCAGGATGTTTTATATGGGTGAGTTTGCGAAACCCGAGGGATTAGTTTACCAAGATTTCAATCCGAGTGTGCATGTTGTCGAGCCATTTGATATACCGAAAAATTGGACACGGATTGTGGGGGTAGACTTTGGCTATAATAATCCGTTTGCTGTGCTGTGGTTGGCGATAGATGGAGACAATAACATTTACGTATACCGAGAATATTACGAGCGAGAGAAGTTGCCCAAAGAGGCAGGGGAAGATATTGTGCGTTTATCAGAAGGCGAGATGATTGATGCTGTCATATGCGACCCATCACGTCCAGAGGGTATGGAGGATTTGAGGCGGTTAGGATTACCAGTTCAAGCGGCTGATAATTCTGTATTGACAGGTATACAAAGAGTAACAGAGAAGTTGAAGGCAAGGCAGTTGTTTGTATTCCGTGGGTTGCAGAATACGTTAAATGAGTTTGAGGCATATTCGTGGAAGGTTATCAATGGTGCACAATCAGAGCAGCCAGTAAAGGAGTTCGACCATTCTATGGATGCGTTGCGATATGCTATAATGTACATAACAGAACACATTGAAAAGCGTAATCCTAAAGGGATTGACGTCTTGCGGGGGGTGAAGATTTACGACAAACCCGTTTAAGTGGATAGTAGGGGAGATATCAAAATTAAGGCAACCTGATTATGGGCAATATGGATGGGTTGTCAATGCTTATAACACGCCATATTCATTAAATACCTCACGAGTAAATTATCAGTTAGCACGTGAATTATATCACAATACAAACGAAGCTTATAAGTTAGGAGCGGGGTTTGCAAAGCCGATTATAAACACATTAGCTGGGTTTATGGGTGCACCGCATTTCAGGTGTGCGGATGAGGAAGCACAGGCAGTGTTAGATGATTACCTCGTGGATTGGACAAGTAGAATCTTGCGAGTTCACCAATTGACATTGAGAGATGGAGACTGTTTTCTATATTTGTATGTGAATAACAAGAGAAGTGTTCTTTACCCAGAGCGTGTTGGTGGTTCAGTGGATTTCACAATCATACCGCCAGAGCAAGTTGCAGACATTGAGTTAGACCCTATTACTCATGAGCCAGTAGCATATACGATTTCAGCAAGGGTAATGTGGGATCAGGGAAGAAGGCAGTATAACTATACCCAAATCGTAACAGCAGATAGTATTGTAACACAAGCTGAAGGAGACGTACCACTAGATTTGAAGGTAGGCGAGCAACCAAATTTGTGGGGTTTCATACCGATAATACATTTTAAGAATGAGGCGGAAGAGACACAATTATTCGGTAACTCGGAGTTGGAAGCAGTAGAGCCGTATTTCAAGGCGTACCACGACGTGATGTTACATGCGTTGCAAGGTTCAAAGATGCATTCAACTCCGAGGATGAAGTTACAGTTAAAAGATGTCAGCGGCTTCCTTAAAAATAATTTCCCTGAAGCGTGGGAAAGTATTCAGCAGGGTCGACCAGCGAGAATTGATTTAACAGGTCATGAACTTTTAATCTTTACCAATGAAGAGGATGCGTCATTTATTGAGGTTAGTTCAGCGATAGGTGATGCGGGGTCATTGTTAGAGTTGTTATTTTACTGCATCGTTGATGTGTCCGAAGTGCCCGAGTTTGCATTTGGTGTGCACACTCCAAGTTCGCATGCGAGTGTAACAGAGCAATATCCGTTGTTAATTAGGCGTGTTGCTCGTAAACGTGAGATGGTAACAGAAA